TAGTTGGTGGTGCACAGCGTATGTCTATTATACGTAATGCTTCTATTATGGGGTTCAATGGTATTGGTGTTGCCAAAGGTTTTGTACACGTAGAGACGCGAGAGACTACCCCAGTAGCTTGGAAATACTAATATGCCATTAAGTAAAATTCAGTTTAACCCCGGAATAAACAAAGAAATAACTAAGTATTCCAACGAAGCGGGCTGGAACGACTGCGACAAGGTACGCTTTCGTCAGGGTTATCCTGAAAAAATAGGTGGTTGGACTAGACATGGTACTAATACGTTTACAGGTGTTTGTAGGTCTTTGCATCAGTGGTTTAGTCTTGGGTTTGTAAGGTATACAGGGCTTGGCACTAATGTTAAGTTTATGATAGAAGAAGGACAAACATATTATGATGTCACGCCTATACGGCTTACCGCTACTTTGGGGTCTAACCCTATAACCACAGCCAATACGTCTACTTCTGTAACTGTTGCACATACTGCACATGGGGCTACTTTAGGCAGCTATGTTACGTTATCAGGTGTATCTGGCACTACAAACAACGTACCAGCATCAGACTTAAATAAAGAGCATGTCATAACAGAAATAGTAAATGACAATTCATACAAGGTAGTAGTGGCTACTACAGCCAACGGGGATGGAGCTGGTGGTGGTAGTTCAGTAGTTGCAGCATACCAAATAAACGTAGGCCCTGACTTTCAGATACCTACACAGGGTTGGGAGTCAAGTACTTTTGGTTCGGATGAGTGGAACGGTAGTTCTGGTGGCACAGAAGAGTTACGTGTATGGAACCAAGCTAATTTTGGTGAAGACTTAATTATAGGCCCTCGTGGTGGTGAGTTATACTACTGGGACACAAGTGCAGGCACAGGCACTAGAGCAATATCGGTAAAGAATGTACTTAATGGTGGCGCTGTTAGTTTAAGCCAAACGTCAACAGGAAACATAAATACAGGTTTTGACTACATCACTAGCATAGATGCAGCCGTTGGCGCAAAAATTAGGGTTGGGGACATAGTTACATGTACCACAGCAGGTAGGCTAGCTGATAATACAACAGTTTTATCGGTAAGTGCGAACAATACGGTTGTTAATCTAAGCGCAAACCCTATAAGCCATTCTGGAGGCCCGGGTTTTACTTTTAACTTTAATACTAACCCTATATCAGTTACTGCAGATTCTAAGACAATAACTGTAAAAGATGCTACGTTAGAAAGAGTCTATGAAGTTGGCCAGCACGTAACTTTAGCAGGGGCTACAACTGTATCTGGGATTACAAACACTGTAATTAATGCTAGACATAAAATAGCTACAGTGGACTCTGCGTCTAATACTTATACTATAGATATATCCGGTGCCGAGCCTGCCAGCGCTACAACTTCTGGAGGTGGCGCAAGTGTTACTGCGCAGTATGAGTTATCGGCTGAGGTTCCTGTAGTACAAGACGGATTGATAGTATCCGATTCTAGCAGATTTGTATTTTGTTTTGGCTGTAACGCGTTTGGGGATGCTACAGAAACACAAAACCCGTTGTTATTACGTTGGTCAGATCAAGAAGATATGTTTGACTGGCGACCTCGTTCAACTAATCAAGCAGGAGACTTGCAGTTATCACAAGGCACAGAAATCGTTACTGCAATTCAGTCACGACAAGAAATATTAGTTTTCACCGATGCTGCGCTGTATTCGCTGCAATATGTTGGTGCTCCAGTAGTATGGAGTTCTACGCTGGTTGGGTCAAACATGTCGGTAGCTTCATCGAAGGCCGTTGCATACGCCAACGGAGTAGCATATTGGATGGGGAAAGAGAAATTTTACAAATACGATGGAACTGTCCAACCTATAAGATGCGATGTACGGAAATTCATATTTGACGATTTGGATAAAGGGCAGTATGAGCAGACGTTTGCTGGTACATTAGAAGAATACCATGAGATATGGTGGTTCTATGTATCTAAGGACAATACAAGCAAAGTAGCGCCAGATAAGTATGTAGTATATAACTACTTAGAAGACATTTGGTATATTGGGACTATGGATCGTAGTGCTTGGTTAGACTCTCCTATAAACGATTTCCCTTTAGCTGCTACGAACACATATAATTTAGTAGAACATGAGAATGGTAACGATGATGGGCAAGGCGCTACTAACATAGCTCTTAACTCGTACATAACATCTGGACGATTTGGTATAGAAGCCGGAAGTAGCTTTACATTTGTGGACAAGCTGATACCAGACATGTCTTTTGTAGGTTCTGATTCAAATGCACCTAATGTTGATTTTACTGTACTTGCGGGTAACGAGCCGGGTTCTTTAGACCATGCTTCTGTAGGTGGTGGTAGTGAGCGAGAAGTACAAGTATCAACTGAGATTGATAACTATACAGATATAGTGAATATACGTATGCGTGGTAGAGAGATGGCGCTTAAAGTATCTTCTGACTCTTTGGGAACAAAATGGCAGTTGGGAACACCTAGAATAAATATGCGTCCGGATGGTAGACGGGGCGCTAAATAGTGGCTAATAAAATACGAAACACACAAAAACTTTTTACTGTTCCCGCGTTACCACAAGCGCCCAGAGAATATAATGTTGGGTATGAAGCCCAAAAAGACATGGTGCTTAGGTTATATTTTCAAGGTTTAGATGAAGCGCTTAGTCAGGCTTTGCAATATGATTCAGATGATATTATTGACGGTAGCATACCTAATAGTAAGTTAGAGAACTCTACAGTATCTTTTGGTGGTGTTACGTTATCACTAGGTGGTGTTGATGCTACACCTGCATTTAACCTAGTAGATGCCACTGGATACCTTACATCAAACCTCACAGGCACTATTACAAACGCGCAACTAGCTGGGAGTATAGAAAATGCAAAACTATCTAATTCCACTGTCTCTTATGGTGGTGTTCAGTTGGCACTTGGAGCATCAGACGCAACTCCTGCATTTAATTTAAGTGATGCTACGGCATACCCTGCAGGTTCTTTGACAGGTGAGATAGTCACAGCACAAATAGCTGACGACGCAGTAACAGATGCAAAACTTGCAAACTCAATAAACGCTGCTATTTCAGCCAACTCAGCTAAAGTAACTAATGCTACTCACTCAGGAGAAGTTACAGGAGCTACAGCTTTAACGATTGCAGACGGTGCTGTAGTTACAGCAAGGATAGCTGATGCAAACGTAACTACTGCAAAAATAGCTGATGCAAACGTAACTACTGCAAAGATAGCTGATGACGCAGTAACAGATGCAAAACTTGCAAATTCAATAAACACAGCTATTTCAGCCAATTCAGCTAAAGTAACTAATGCTACACATACAGGTGAAGTTACAGGGGCTACAGCCTTAACGATTGCAGACGATGCTGTAGTTACAGCAAGGATAGCTGATGACGCAGTAACAGGAGCAAAGATAGATGGAGCTACCACAGTAACTGTTGCAGAAGTGGTTGTAACACCCGATAGCGGTAATGCTACCTCTACGTTAAAACTAAAAGCATCAAACAACTATACCGCAAACTTGCATTTTGGGGATGTTGCCGACGACGACGCTGGGCGAATAGAGTACAACAACTATGCTAATACTATGGGGTTTTATGTAAACAATTCCCAGAAAGCTATATTTAAGTCTGATGGGGATCTGCTAATTGGTACAACATCTTCGGGGTCGTATGGCGCAAAATTAAGGGTTGGTGGTATATTCGAGTCTACAGGCGTTAGAATAACGTCTAACGGTAATCAATTTCTTAGTGCGGGTAACTATGGAGCAGCAGGTATAGAACTACGAAGCTATTCGAGTTACAGCACCAATGCGCAGTTAATAATGAAGTTTGCTAATTCTTCAGGAACTGAATTTGGCTCAATAAAAATTACCGGGGCGGCTACATCGTTTAATACTTCATCTGACGAAAGACTCAAAGAAAACATTAGGGATGCAGACGATGCAGGTGCTAAAATTGACGCAATTAAAATCAGGCAGTTTGACTGGTTAGAGAGTGGTGAGCACCAAGACTATGGGTTTGTAGCGCAAGAGTTATTGCCTGTAGCGCCTGAAGCGGTATCTGAAGGATATACTGCAGATGATATGATGAGTGTTGATTACAGCAAACTTGTCCCAACACTAGTTAAAGAAATACAGTCCCTACGCAAACGAGTAGAAGAATTGGAGAATGACAAATGAATTTTACAATAACAGACTTAGATAGAAATACTAGTGGTGGTGTAATACAAGCGCACTGGACTGTAACTAAGACATCTGGTTCGCATACCTCCTCTTTATACGGAACTTGTAACTTTACACCAGATTCTACTACTGATGGATATGTTGCATACGATTCATTATCTGAAGCTAACGTGATTGCGTGGGT